TTTGGCTTGATCCAAAAATCAACGGTGAAATCCTGTCCCGGCACGATCTGATAGTCAGGATCGTTGGGGTCAGGCGAGATAACATTAGCGCCGGTGACATAGCAGCAGGTGCCAGCAAATCTCTGCCCGTTTGATAGTTCTGTGGCACCCCCACTGACCCAAACACGCGACGGCTTGATGGTGTCAGTGAGTGCGTTGCCAGTGAGCGCGGCACCATAAACGCCGTCGAATTTCATCAGCCCTTTGGTGAACGCATCAATGCCGTAGGTCGGCGGCGGCTTGCCAAACAATGCTGGTGTGTTTCCCGGCAGCATCACTTTGCGTCCGCGATGTAAGTGCAGTAAATCTGCGTCGAACTGTAAACGACATAGGAGAGAATGTCGCAAGCACCCGCTGCCGCCGTCATCACCGGCTTCACACCCCCGGCAAATTTGTAGGCGCTGCCCCACGTCGTAATGTTGAAGCCGCCGTTTTGCAAAATGTAGATGACGCCCTTCTGTCCCTGCTTGGTGTTTGTTGGATTGTTGATCGTGCCGGTCGCGCTGGACGGCAACCACTGAAAGTCGAGGCCAGCGCCAAAATCCGGCGTGATGCTTGCGACTGATCCAAGATTAACCAATATCGCCGCGCCCCACACCGCTCCCGGTGTGAGCATCTTTGTCGGTGCACTGTTGGCGACGTATTCGGCGGCGGTGGCGGCAGCAGCCTTGCCATCGACGTACTGCTTGGTGGCGACACCGAGTGCAGCAGTTGGATCGGCCTTGACAGTCAGTAATCCAGTGTCACGAAGGCCAACCAGAACGCCGTCGATGAAAGCACCTGCGTCACTGTAACGGTAAATGCCAAAACCAGACCCAGAGTTGCCGCCGCTTTCAGCTTGCGTGTCAGTAAGGATGAGGCCCCACCGCTTTAGACCCCCAACAGTGCCGTAAAACGCTGCGTTCGTCCCCGGTGACGGCTTATCCAGATTGAATGATGGAGTAGCCTTACTGATCGTCAGATCGCCCGTCATCGTGTCGCCGTTTTTCATCACAAAGACGGCAGTGTCCGGCTGCGGGCTGGCGATCACCCACTGAATTGAATTTCCGTCGTCATAGAGAACGTACAGCAGACCCGTTTCACTCTCCCACCAGAGCGTGCCGGGTTCGACGCCGGTCGGTGGCGTCGGGCTGATGATGACGGGCGGCAGGTCATCGACATATTTTTTCGTAGCCGCATGCAAGTCGGCTGTCGGCCCGCCTGACAGGGTGAGAAGCCCGGTCATGACATCGCCGGACTTCTTCACGAACTGGCTGATGTTATCGACGCCCCAAGTGCCCCAGACGCCACCGGAATGAATGCGGATGTAGTTCACGCCGGTCGTCAGGTCGCGAGCCTCGACGACCATGTCGCCAGCGAGGTTGGCCTGATAAATGATGCCAGCGAAGGCGTGCCCGGCGACCGGCGGCGCAGTTGCCGCAGCGTCGGCGTAGAACGAGCCGGGAATGTACGGATGCGTGTCGAAGTTGGTGACGACCTGATAGGCCATCTCGCCGCTCAAATTGAACAGCGCTTCCTCTTCAGTCGAGCCGCCGGTGCCGCCAGCAACGATCGGGCGCGGATGATTTAAGTCCTGCTCGACGTCATGAATGAACTCGTTGTACTTGATGCTCTCGATGGTGCTGTCGGGAATGCCTTCAGAACCCGGCGGGATGTAATAAATCTCTGAGCCGTCGCGTGGCATGATCTCACCTGTTGAAATACGTCGCGGGGTATCCGCCGGTGCGGACGCTGGAGTTTACCAGAGCATTGATGATCTGCTCGCGCGACATGCGACGCGGACCTTGGGCGAGAAGCTGGCTTGCAAGTTGCTCCATCTCAGGCCCGCGCGTCGCCAGCAACTGTGCGATACGTTCGCGATTGGCTGACGCCATCTGATTGGCGCGTTCCTGCGATGCGTCGCGGAAAATGTTCTTAACCTCGCCCCACAATGTGTCGCCGCGACCGGAGGAAACCGTCGGCGCGTCGAGCGCCTTCTCGGCTGACTGGCGCTGCGCGGTCTGCGAACCCTGCACGATGTCCTGATAACTGCGTCTGAACTCCCTGTTGGCGTCTAGTACGCGCATCATGCGGTCAGAGCGCTCCGGCCCAAACAGCATCGTCAGCTTCTGCGCGTTCCAGTCCTGCGGCTCGCCAATCACCTTCTCCAGCTTGAGCAGGTCGTTTACGTTGGTGCCGACGATGCGCTCGAGTTCGCCGCGTGCGCCCTGCTGCAACCTCTGAAACTGCTGCGCCGACGCCGTCGGGGCATTTATGGCCTGTGCCACCTCGACCGGCCTTACAGCCTCCGCCCCGGTGCCGAATATCTGCGAACCCCTTTCCAGCGCTTCGCGCTGCCGCGCCAGTTCGGCGAACTGGCGATCTAGATCTGCGATGCCCGGCACCTTGGCGTGCAGTTCCTCGGTGATGCGCTGGCGAAGCTGGGTCAGCGCTGCCCTCGAGCCGTTATCGAGGTCGCCGCCGCCCATCAGCAGGTCGATATGCTCGCGCACATTCTGGAGCGTGCGCGGGTACGGGTCGAGCGTGCCGGGGTTGTTGGGGACATCGAGCAGTTGGCGAACCTGCTGCAAGATCGCCGGGTTGCCCTGCCGCTCGTGCAGCAGGACGTCGATATGTTCGGCGATTGGCCGACTGTCCACGGCTCTGGCGTTCTGGAAGGCCTCGTTGTACGCGGGGCCAAGCGCCTGTTGGTCGGCGCGGATCTGCCGTTGCACGACACTCGGCACCGGATCTGGGCCAAGATTGCGGTCGAGCGCCTCGGTGATGCGCTGCACCGTGCCCTCGTCGCGGGTGCGGAGCATGCTCTTGAGGGCGCCGCCCTGCTCGCCTGTCCCCAGCACCGCGCCTTGCGCAACGCCGCGCATGGATGGACCGGCATCGACCAGCATGCCCTCCGGCCCGTACTCCGGTAGCCGCGCTATGCCCTCGCGATCGGCGACAGCGGCATCCTCAAGCGCCCTCGGCAGTTCACCCCTGCGGCCTAAAGCCTTGATGCCGTGCCCTGCCGCTACCGCTGCGGGGCCGAGGATGGTGCCCAGAGCGCCTCCGTAACCGGCGCTGACGAGATAGTCCGGCAACTTGCCAGTGTAGGTGTTGCCAGCGCCCTGCGCCGCGCCATACAGGCCTCCCTCGGTCGCACCGGCGAGCATGGCCGGACCAAGGCTCATGCCGGGGCGTATCAGCGTCAGCCCGGCGCCGCCACCAAGGGCGAGACCGCCAGCGAGCGCACCGGCCACCTCGCCAGTGTGGGCGGCGATCGGATGATCTTTTGTGAATGCCTCTGCCTTGGTTCGCGCCTTTGCCAGAGCGTCGGAATAATTGAACCCCTCGCCGCGATCATAGGAGCGCGTCGCTTCGCCCAACGCACCGATACGATCGCCCATGCCAAACATGAAGGCGTTGTAGCCACGATCGGCCGCGCCCAGCGTTACGGCGCCAGCCTCCCTGAGTTGCTCCATCGGCTCTTTGCGTTCTGGAATAGGACGCATGTCGGAGAGCAGCGGCTGCTTCTCCTCCACCGTCACCCAATCGTCAGGCGACGATACCGTTACCCAGTCGCCAGCTTCTTTAGCCACTACGGTATGCTCTCCCACTTTCCGTCAGGGCGCATGATGCGCTTTTCCTTGGTGACCTTGTTTTCCTGAACCGTACCCACCGGCACGGCCGGTTCTTGCTTGCCTTCCAGATGCTCCTTTACGCGATCTGAGTTGGCGCGAGCCTCGCGCTGCAAATCCATCATCTTCGCCACGCCTTCCTTGGGCGTGATCGTCCCAGCGATCACCTGACCAGCAATCTCGGCGCGATCCATCTTGTTCTTCGCCAGTCGCTCCATCGTGTCGAGGATCAGCGCATTGCCTTCCGGTGTGTTCATCAGCCTCGGCAAGCTGTCGCGGAACATGCGGGCATCGAAGTCGCTGGTCGCGCCGGTACCGGGCACACGCTGCTGCGGTGTGAGCCGGTTGATAAGGGCCGCGTAGGCCTGAACCTCCGACAGCCCCTCGGTCCTGATGCCGAAACGCCCCAGAGCCTCCTGCACCACGGCGCTGGCGCCAGTGCCGACCTTGGCCGACCGTGAGCGCAATTCCGTGATGGTCTCGAGATCGTTACCGGCGCCCTGACCTTCTTTCAGGCTCTCGACGAAATGCTCGCCAAGCGCCTTGCCTGTCACCTTGGCGAACTCCGTCTCGCCCTTGGTGTCCACGCTGATGGCGGTGCTGGCTGGCGGGGTCGGTCCCCACTTCAGTTCGCCACGGCGGTTCTTGAAGTACATCTGGCCTACCGGCGGCTGTGGCCCGCCCGGCGGGAAGAGCGCCGTCATCTCCTCCTTGCTCAGCGGCACAAAGCCTTCGCCTTCCAGATCGCGCAGCGCCTTCTCGTTGGCGAGCGTAGTCGTCTGGAGCGCCTGACGCCGTTGCGGGTCGCCAAGCAGATATTCCTGCCGCCTTGTGAACTGCTCCTTCCAGAGACCGTACTGGTTCGTGAAGTCGAGATGCTGGCGAGCGGCCAGTTCCTTGTAGCGCTCCGCTGCCTGTGCGCGGGTCAGGTCGCTGCGTTCGGCGTCGCTCGCCACGTTGCGCCAGTACGTCATCTCCGGCGTTGGACGCGGCTGCTTCGGCTCTGGACCGGGGTCTGGAGGCGGCGCTGGCTCCGGCGCCTTCGGAATAGGCCTGATGCCCTGCGCGGTATCGGATGGAGGCTGCGGCGCCGGAGCCGGGGTCGCCGGTCCCTGCACCACTTGAGCGCCGCCATAACCGACCGGGGGCGCGAGCGGAATGCCAGCTTGCGCCGTTGCCCCCATAGGAGGCGCCGTGACGGCGTCAGAAGAAACCACCGGAGAAGTCGGCGGCAGCGAAGCGCTCGTCGTCGGGGACGATGAAGTCCCCGCTTGGGTAGGGTCCGGCTGCGGCACCACCGGGGCCGTTGGCTGCTGGCTCTGGAGTGCGTCGGTGATGGCGTTGCGCCGGTCCTCGATGCTCTGGTCTACGCCGGTGCCGCCCAGCGTCCCCATCGGGTTGAGGCCTGTTGCCGGAGCGTCGCTGACGACGCCAGTCCTGCCAAGCGCCGCAGTCGGCGCATAGAACGGCGAACCCGGCCGACGGCCGACAATGTCCTGCAAGCGAGTGTCGGCGACCGCGTCCTCCTGCGTCGGCGGCTGCTGCGCTTGCTGGCTCATCAGTGCCAGCGTCACCGCGTCACGCTGCGCCGCCAGTTCGTCCGGCGCCGGAGCGCCGCCTGTGCGGCCATCGCCGCCAACTCTGGCTCCCGCTACCTGCTCGCCACCGCCGCCGGGCTGCACCTCGCGTGAGGCATAGGTCGGGTCACCGCCACCGCGCAGATAGCTGGCGCTGCGGGTTGCCAGATGCTCTGCCGCTGGCTTGAGGTAGCCGCGCAGGAACTGGTCGGCGGCGACGCCGGAGTTGGGCGCCGTGTTCATTCCGGCAAAAGTGCGGTTGTAGTCCGGCCGGGTTGGGTCTTGCAGCCGCTCGACCGTGTACTGCGTTTGCAGCTTCGGGTCGCGCCAGTCACTGCCGGGGTGGTTCTGGTCGATCCACTTGACGAAATTATTCCACTCGGCGCCGCCCTCCTGAAACAGGCCGTGCGCGTAGTGGGCCTCACCGGTGTAGCCGGGCTGATCCGGGTGGCGCAGGTTGTAATTGAAGTTGCTCTCGTCGCGGACATTGCGCTCCAGACCAGCGATCGCGTTCGGGGTCATGCCGCCGCGTGCGGCGACGGCCTCCATTGTCGATCGCACGCCGCTGGTAGTGCGCGGGTCGCCCATAGGCAGCGGGACGTCAGGCGCTGGCACCGGCTCTTGCGGCGCTTGCGGCTTTACCTCGGCGACCACGTTCGCCATATCCGGCACGGTGTTGCCGCCAACCAGATCAGACTTCGCCATCTGCGGGCTGAAGAACATATTCTGCACTTCAGGCGGTGACACCGACGCCGTCTGCACCGGCGTGGCATCCGGTTGCGGCTCGCTCACCGCAGAGAAGCGCTGGTCGAATGTAGGCACGTCGGTATCAGCTTCAGTCACCGGCCACGGCGGAGGTGTCTGTGGCGGCAACGTGAATGCGGGAGTGGCGGGAGCAACGGCGGGCGCAACGGCGGGCGCAACGGCGGGTGCTGGTGTCACCGGCGTATCGACCGTCGCTGGCTTCTTCTCCTCGGTAGTGTCGGTGATCTTCTTCGGCTTCTCAGGCTCGATGGGGTGAACGAACTCCGGCGGGTTCAGCGCTTGCTTGTCACCCGCCTTCTGCTTGCGTTCGGCCATGCGGAGACCAAGGTCACTCAGCGCGTCGCCGATCGCTTCGCCCAGATAGGTCATCCCCTCGCCCTTGGTCTTGGGGAAGCCTCGCTGTCGGCTCGCCAGCGCTGCGGCAATAGCGCGGCGCTGCTTGAGTTGCTCGTAGGTCAAGCCGCTGTCGCCACCGAAGATGAAGCCGCCATCTGTGAGTGCCATGTCACGCCGCCTTCAAAATGCTGCCCATGACCATGCCGGGATTGATGTGCTTGCGACCGGCGATAGTCTTGACTGCCCGCTTGTCGATCTTCTCGACGTCCTGCGCCATCGGGCCGACATGGCGCTCGCTCTCCGGGTCGCGCTTGTAGCTGTACTCGTAGATCGGCAGTTCTTTCGCCTCGCCTTCCGGGTTGGCGGCGAACACGGTGGCGAGCGGAACGACGTTCTCCTTCTCGCGAACGTCCGACATCATCATCCCCATGCCGCCGCGCAGCAGACCGCCAGCCAAGCCAAAGATGCCGCCCATCTGTGCGTTGTAGTTCGCGCTCTCCTGCTTGTAGATGTCCATGTCCTGCGAGAAGCGGGTGTTGATCAGGCCAGCGACATCGGTGGTCGGGATCTGATTGTTCGGCGTGTTGACGAAGTTCGGGTTGTTGATCTGCGAGCCGGAGAGTAGCGAACTGATTTCATTGATCGGCTGGTTGCGAAGAGCGTACTGCTCGTTCATGTACTGGTTACGCGCCATGTTCTGCGCGTTGAACGACGTCTGCTGCTGCGCCAGTTGCTGCGCCAGACCGGCGTTGGCGAACTCGCCGCGTGACGCCGCTTGCGTGAAGGTGTCGCGCTGCGCCTGATTGGCGAAAGTGCCGCTCTGTAGCAACTCCTGATACTTCTGCTGCTGCGCAGCGTTCTCGAACCCGGCCTTCTGCGCGGCCATATCCATCATGCGCTGCTGCTCTTGGCCCGCTTGCGCGGTTACACCCAAGCGCAGATCGTTGGCTTGACGACTATAATCGTCCATCGCCGCCTTGTAGGCGGTCGAGCCGTAGCGGATGCCTTGGTCCTGCAAGCGCTGCTCGATGTTCGAGCGCTCGCGGCTTAACTGCGGGTTAAGGCGACCGTACAGCGCCTCCTCCACGCGACTGCGGTCTGAACTGAAGTCGTCGGCGGGACCATAGGTTCGGGTGATCTCGCCAGCGTCCCCCAGCGTCGTTTGCTGCTGGCCCGCATCGCCGAATGTGGTCGCTGCACCCGGCACGCCGCTGATCCTGCTTGGGTCGGCCGCATCCGGTGCGCCGGTCAGGTCGATGCTGTCGGCCAGATGCTCGGACAGCCGCGCCGACTGCGCATTCGCCATGCCAGCCAAGTTAAACTTGGCAGCTTGGTTCTGGTCCTCGATGGCTTGCGCTTGCGGCGATCGTATCTGTGTTGCACTGAACCTCGGGATCTGGACGTTCAGTCCGGTGTACGGATCGTTCCAAGTGTAGTTGTCGGTTACGTCGTAGCGGAGTTCACCCTCGGGCGTTACCTGATTGGTGTTGTTCAAAAACGCATTGGCGATCGACGTCGCGACGTTGGTTGACGTCGAGGCACGCGCCGTGTCCTGCGGATTTGGTGCCGGAGGCGGTGACGGTGAACTCTTGCCCATGATCTAGTACCTGAGTTGGCTCCCGCCCGGCGGCTGCATCTGCGAACCGGGCTGCTCGATCGGCAACGGCTGTCCGACAAGGTTTGGCGTCTTTGGCATCGGCCCTTGCGGCAGACCGGCACGTCCCATACCGGGCATGCCGGGCATCGACTGCGGCGGCGCTCCCGGTGCTGGCGGACCTTGCACGCCGCCTCCCATTGGCTGGCTCTGCACCGGCGACGGCCCGGTCGGCGCATAACCCTGCTGCGGTGGCGCCATTCCGGTCATGGCGCCGCCACCGGCGGGCGGCACGATCGGCCCGGTTACCGATGGCGCCGCTGTCGCGCCGTACTGCATGTCCGCCCCCGGCATGCCGGTAGGCGGCGGCGGATTGGCGATACCCATCAGCGCTTGCACGATGGCATTGCGCTGCGAGTTGACCATGTTGGGGTCTGAATAATTTGGCATCTACGCGGCCTCCTCCAGCCCAGCATCAATCTCGTGATGTCTGAACCTTTTGTTGAAGCGGTTACCGGCCCAAGCCTCTTGCGTCAGCAGACACAGCACGCCGTCTTTGCCGCGCCCAAACATCCTCGGTATCTTGATGAAGGTGTAGTCGTAGACCGCAAGCTGACGCAGCAGCCGCTCGTTCTCGATCGGCGTGCGCTGCACGAGCATCTGCACCCCGCACTGAATGAACGGATAGCGATACATGCGCTCGATGGTGCCGCGCATCAGCCAGTGCGGGTCGATCGCGGCGCCACTCATCTCGATCAGTCCGGCGTCGGGGTCGTAGTTGTGATAAACCAGCCCGCCGATAAGGATGCCGTCCTCGTTGATCACGCCAATCGTCGCGAAGTTGCCGCCAAAGCCGTTGCGGTTGTGCGGGATCATGCTGGCAACGAAGTCGCCGACGATCTGGTCTTGCCCGTAGACGTAGCGCAGCATCAGTAGATGAACCTTCCGTTGATGTTGTCATTGTCGAGCCTCGGGTCGCGCAGATACCCGGCTGGCCTCGGCTTCTCGTCCAGCGCAACCGGGGCCACTGCCGCTGGCTGACCCTGCGCCGCCGCGTTTGCTGCAAGTCTTGCAGCAATAGCGGCGCGGCGGGCTTCCATGTCATAGGGTCGCCCGCCCTGCGCCGCTGCGCGGAGAGCGTTAGGGTCGATCATCCCTCGCGGGTCGCCATAGGTCTGCGTCATGGGAAGCGGCCCGCCATAGACGCCATCACCACGACTGTACGTTGTCGGCCGGTACTCCGCTGGCATACGGGTCATGTCGAGTTCGTCGGATGACAATCGATGACCCGGCCCGCTCTGCGAATAATACTGCGAGACCGCATCCTCCGACGGCGCGAAGCCACGGATGTAAGCGGGAGCAAACAGGCCGCTCAGCGCCCCTTGAGGGTTGTAGGTCTCGAACAGACTGCCCATTGCCGGGGCGGCTTGCTCAGCCGGTGGCGGCGGTGCGAACTCGGGTACTGGCGGTGCGGATGGCATGGTGCCCTCAGACGTTTGCGCCCAGCTTCTCGTACATTGCGGCGATCGAGATCAGTTCGACGTTCGGCTTGCCCTGCTGCGCGACCGCGACCTGCACGATCGGCGCGTGCGAGAAGCCGGTCTCGCCGATCGACACCCAGCCGGTGTTGCGGACCACTGGCGTGACCAGCGCACTCTCCTGATCCCACAGCGCCTGATCCCACAGGCCCTGATCCCAGACGTCCGGCACGCCGGGGTCCGCTGCTGGCACCGGCGGTGTCGGCAAGCGCAGGACGTAATCCGTGCATGCCGCAAGTTGCGGCTGGAACGGTTCGCCGGACGACGATGTGAAAGTGGCGCGAGCCTGACGCCAGACCACCGACACCGGCGGGGTCTGGAACATCTCCCAGCCGCCGACCAGTATGGCGGTATAGGGAAGGCCGTCATCAAAGCCGGTACGGTCGGCTTGCATGATGACGCCGCCCTGCGTTCCGAAAAACAAACTGTTGCGCGAGTACAGGAAGCAGGTGGCGTCGTAGCCGACGAACCGGCACCACGCAGTGGTCTGCGTGTTGACGACAAGGCAGTAGCGTTTGCCGACCGGCCCTCCCGGCGTCGTCACGAATGCGCCGCCGTACTGGTCCCACTTTTTCATCGTCCACGGCAGATTGTTTTTGTCGGCGACCTCGGCCCGCCACATCGGCTTGATGTTGCGCGTGAGCATTGCGAGTTCGAGTTGGTCGGCTGTCTTGGTGATCGCTTGCGACAGCGGCGCGATGCCATCCACGGTGGCGATCAGCAAATCACCGCCGATCGACATATGCGCGTTCATGCCCATCGGCTTGCTGACCTGATAGCGACCCTCTTGCCGCCAGTTCGCCGCGTCGCTCGGATTGCTGCCGGTGAAGATGATCGCCTCGCCCTCGCTGGTGTAGAACACGCACTTGTCGTCGGTGCCATCACCGGCGTCGATCGACCATGTGGCGCCAAACACCAGCTTGCCGCCCTTGTTGGCGGCGCCAGAAAGCGGAATAACCTGAAGGGCGCCCTGTATCGAGTTCACATCGAGGTACCAAGCATTCATGCTATCGGCCTCGATGAAGAACAGGCGGCTGCGATACTTCCAGACGTAGACGAGGTTCTCCCCGGCAGCGACCGGCGTACCGGCTGGTCCGGTGATCTGCCCACCGTTGAGGACGATCCACGCCGTGCCGTCGAAGCGCAGCGGCGGGTCGCCGCGATCGTTGACGGCAATCAGGAAGTCACCACCGGCATTCGCCATCTGGGTGGCGGCGTAGTTGCCGGACGATTGCCCGCCCTTGACCAGCACCGGCACGCTTGTGGTTACGTCGTACAGCTTGGTGTCGTTAGCAGCGAACATCCTCTCGGCAGTGGCGCTCTTGTACTCAAAACCTGAAACGACCGGCAGTTGCTCAGGCAGGGCGCACCAGCGTGTGCAGCCGCCGCGCAGCTTGACGCCGCGCATGGTCGGCACCCAGTTGTCGCAGATGATGGCGGCGCCCGGCTGCATGAAGGTGTAGTTCTCGCTCTGCACGATGCCGCGTGTCGGCGCCGGGATGATGTACGGCGTCGAGCGTTGTGCCATCTGCGGCGGCACCGGCACCCTGCGAAATGCTTGGTGAAGGCTCATGGCGTCGGCGCCGGGAATGGATAGGCAGTGGCGGCGTTGGCGGAGATCGGTGTGCGGCCAATGTAGATCGGCGCTGGCTGGTCAGTCCCCATCGCCATCGTGAGGGCGTCGCCGTACGTCCCCATGTCCTCGGTGTAAGGCGTGCCCTTGTACGCTTTCCACTGCCAGATCATGCCCAGCTTCAGCAGCCGGTCGCCCAGCACGAAGCTGTCGCCGTCGGCCATGAAGGCGTCACCGGCGCCTCCGGCGGCGAGTGTGATGCAGTTCTTGTGCAGGTAGGCAAACGTCGCAGTCTGGCCGACCTTCAGCACAGGCTGGATGTGCATCTTCCCGCCCATGATCGTCCACTCGCCGCGAGTGTCGTAGTTGCCCTGCGCCCGGCGCTGTATCCACTCATCGGTGTCAACGATGAAGCGCATCGGGAACTGCGTCTGCGTGGAGCGCCAGACGTTCGCCGTGAGCAGCATGCGCTTGTAGTCTGCCGGGAGGTCGAAGGCGGTCTTGATACCGTCGCCGGTCATGACCGCCATCACCTTCAGCACTGTCCACTCGCGGGTGTCGTACGAGATGCGCTGCGCCATCTCGTTGGCGAGCGAAAGCATCTCCTGCATCGTGCGGTTGCCGGTGATACTGGTAAATACGGAAGTCGGCGGGATCAGAACGCCGACTGCCGCGCAGACATCCTTCGTCACCGACAGTAACGTCATCAGGTCACCTTGGATTGTGCCTCCGTCGCCATCCGCACGAGCGTCTTGCGATTGAGCGAACCGTGGGGTGCGCGTCCGGTATTGGTCGCAATGAAGTCACGCAGCATATCGAGCGTCATGTTCTCGAAAGGATCGCCACCTTCGCTCTGCCGCACTTTGGCATCCTCTTCGAGGATGGCATTGCGGGCCTTGAGCGCCTCGACCTCGGCGAGCAGCGCCGCATTCGGAGCGCCCTGTCGGCTCTCGGCGATGAACTCCTGCGCCTTGTTTTTTAGGTCGCGACCTCCCTGACCAAGGTTCTTCAGTTCCTGCCCATCGACAGATGCCAGCGCCTCCACAGTGTAGATGTTGAGAGCGCGAAGTTCAGCCCGGCGGGCCTCGGTGAGAAAGGGCACATGCTGGAGCGGCGTGCCGCTCTTGGTCTGCGCGGTGTGCGACTTAAATTGCTGATACTGGCGCGAAAACCGTTCGGCATAGGTGACGCGGGTCTGCTCGCCAGTCGTCGGGTCGTTCATCCAGTGCGAGAATGCCGTCGCCGGAAATACCGACACGCTGCGCGAGCCGGGAAAACGGATCTCAACGATCTCCATGTCGTCATAGATCGGTCGGCCTTCCTTCGCCGACCTGTCCTCGTTCTTGATCGCGTGATGCTTGAACAGCGCGACTACTGCTTCATCGGGATCTTTTGGCATTTTCAATTCTCCGTCTGAGGGAATGGGGCTGGAGCCGTCATCGGGGGTTAGGGACACCTGTTTTCGGGACTGGTGACGATGACGGCTCCAGTTTTTTCGGAGTGACCTCCGAAGCTAGGTGGCCGGGTTGCTGTCGTAGAAGCGCCAGTTGAAGAGCGGGTTGACCTGCGTCAACTCACCCATCCAGCCAATGAACTGCGCGATGGCGTCCTTATCGATGGGCATCTGGCCCTCGCCGTCGAACAGGTTGTCGAAGTTTCTGTTCGGGTGGTACCGCAGCCGGAAGCTGTCGGTGTTCAGCCCAAAGGTGGTGTTTGCTGGCATGTTGGAGCCAATGCCGCCGTCGAGGACGATCTCGGCCCGCTTGCCGCCACCGATATACTCGACTGAAGAGAAGCCCAGCTTGCCCAGAGAAGTCTCGTTGGTCTGCCGCTGGATGGCGACAGTCGCCGCGTCGTAGGCCGCGTAATGCTCGGGCGACATGATCAACAAGTCGGCGTAGTCCTTGCCGCGAGACTGCTTGGTCATGATGAAGTTGAGCATCGGGCGGATAGTCGTTGACAGCACCTGCGTGCCGATAGCTGTCGCCATCGTCTGCGCATCGTACGCCTTGGTCTGCCAGATCGCGTTGGTGCGATCGATGCCGCCGTACAATCCGCTGTTGGTGACGATCGGCACCGCAGTCGCGAGGCCGGTGAGTTGCTTGCCGCCATTGGCGGTGCCGTCGGAGTACAGCGCGGCGTCCATGACATCTTCCAGCGAGCGCTCGGCGGCGTCGATGTAGCTGTCGTAGACGTCCATCAACTGGGCCTCGCCCTCGTTGTTCAGGATTTCCTGCATCGAAAGGATGACAGGAACGACGACCATCTTCGGGTCGAAGTAGGCATCGTTGAACAGGTCGATGGCGGGGTTCAGCAACTGGTCGTAGCCGCTGTACCACTGCGCGACTTGCTTGGCGATCTGGAGTGTCTGTCGAATGCGCGGACCCGAATATGTCTGCCAAAGGCCCTTACGCCGCATGACGGCGAGCAGAGCGTTGTTCGCCGACACGAGATCTTGGTATCCGCTCGAACGATCTTCGAGCGCCATCGAAAGTATCTGCTGATAAGCAGCATTAGCGTTGATGTTCGGCATCTGCCGTCCTCAGAATTTAGACGCTGCCATTCACCCGCTTTATTGCGTTTGAAATGGCTTCGCGTCGGCCAATCGGTTTATCGCTTTTCCGCCGCTGCCCTTCTGAGGGGCCAGCATCTGGAGCGCCGGAAATCGACTTGTCTGATCGGGTCTGAGCCGGTGTGCCGTTGCGGGTCTGAGCCGCTCGTCCTGAAGCGGGGCGGAGCCTTTCGGCTCTCAGGTACGCGGTCTCGAGGTCGAAACCGAATTTAAGTTCCTGTTCTATCAGGTCGCCCAATTCGTCAAACCTCGGATGCGTGTCAGCGAACTGATCCACGGCTGACCGTGTTTGACCGAATACTTTCTCAGTCTGCATTGCTTGGACGTTTTGCGCAAGAGACTGAACGATCTGGTGCAGTTGGCCGATCTGATGCGTCTGCGCCTGTTGCGCGTTGCCCTGCTGGATGAGCCGGTGCTGATCGGGGTTCTGCTGGAGAATATGATAGGCGACGTCGCGCAGCGTCAGCTTGTGCCCCTCGTTCGTCCGCAGGTTCAGGTTGCTGATGATGACGTCGAGACCGCCGACGACATCCTGCCGCAGCTTCTGCTCCATGCCGACGTAGTTCGTGAGCGCCCGCGCCAGCGTCGTGCCATGCTGGCTCGCCATCTGGTGGAAATGGCGTATGGTGTTCATCTCCTCATGGTCGCCACGGTACTGCCGGTATGCGCCATCGAACTCCTTCGCCATTCGATAGACCTCGCCGCGCACTCCTTCTGGTGCCGACGCCCACTCCTGCTTACCGCGCTCGGAAAATCGCGGTGGCGGCTCTCTATAAGGCGCATTTTCGGGAAGCGGCGCGGATGGTTTACCGGCGTCTGGCGCCTGACGCGCTGATTGACGCCCCGCCTCCGCCTGATCCGGCGCCTTCGCAAAGCGGCCACCCTCCCGATACCGCTCCGGCTTCTTCGCCTCCGGCTTCTCGCCCTTTTCCTTCTCCATAGTCTCGGGCGGGTTGTTGTCGCCCATGCCGCGCTTGACCACTTTCTTGTGGTCCGGCTGCTCCTCGACGTTGGCCCGCTCGAACGCCTTCTGGATGGCCTCACGACGGCTTGGCGGACGTCCCTTGCCGCCCTCCAGATCTCCGACCGGCGCGTCCGGCGCCTGTGGCCCAACCGGCTTGGGTGCGCTGGCCGGGTTCTGGTCAATCACCACCTCGCCGGTGGACGGTGACGGTGCTGACGGTGCTGACGCCGGTGCTGGAGGCGCGATGTTGGTGTCGGACATTTGAAACTCCCTGCCGGTCTGAGCGGCTGTTGATCTAGATCAATTCCCGGTTCGTACTCTGCGGATCGCCTTCCTGATCGTGTCGCGTCGCTTGTCGGCGCGGTAGAAGTCCCGCGCCACCGACTGGCTGATGCCAGCCTTGGCAGCGAACTCGGCGTCATGCGCCGCAATCCGCATGAACTTCTTCTGTCTAGGCGAGGTGCTTGGCACGATGCCCTGCCTTGTAGCGCTCGAGCGCCTTCTTCAGCGTTGCTCGTCTGGCCTCTTTTTCTTTCCGGCTCGCCGTCGCGCGTTCTTTGGGCCTGAACTTCTCAGTTCCGACCTCGATGAGGCCGTGCGCTCTGCCGACGGCGCGGAAGGTGGCCTTTGAAGTGTAAAACCGCCCATCCACTTGCTCAGTCGGCTCCATAGTGTCGCTAATGACATAGGGCACCGCCAGATCACTTCGCGCTGGGGCGATTTGCCTTTTGTCGATGCGCCACTTTCCCGGCGCCACTTCGGTCAGCTTCGCTGTCATTTGTTTCTCGTGAAACAAGCGGCGGCGCCACGAAGGTCACCGGCAGTCCGTAGACCGCGACCTTGGTCACCGCCACGCCATACTTGTTCGCCGCCTCCGTCACCGGCATTCCAAGACCCGGCTTGGTTGCTGTGACATCGACAACAGGCATGCCGCCCGCTGCTACCGTAACGACCGGCATGCCCATGTCTGTCTCCTACTTCTTCGATCGCTTGTCGTCCGGCTTCTGATCGTCCGGCTTCTGATCGTCCGGCACCGCTCCCGATCCCGGCGGCTCGTTGATGCTCACCGGGGTGTTGGTGGTGTCCGGTGTTTTCGGCGCCTCCGTCTTAGGCTCCGGCGTCTTATGCTCTGGCTCCCTTGCCATGTCTCGCTCCTCTGGTTGTCGGCGCAGCGAACGTGAACGGCAGTTCGTTGCTCATTTTGCTGCCGTTCTTGACGCTGACCTGCACGGTGTCTGGCCCATGCCAGACGTCCATGTTGATGCCGGTCGAGAGCGTTCCGTCGGCGTTGAGCGTCGTCGGCTCGTCCTGCCCGGCAAACACGATAACGCTCTGGGCGAACAGGTTGGTGCCGGAGACGAACATCGTGAAGCTGGGTTCGCCCAACACTGCGCCGTCCGGTGACAGCGAAGTGATGGTCGGCTCGGGGATTGCGTCCGGCGGCAAATCGTCAACCGACGGCGGCTCGTTGATGGAGGCAGGGAGGACCATCGTCGTCCGGCCCGGTCCCAACGGCTCGTTGATGCTTTTGATGCTCATGTGAACGCCCAGTTCGTTGCCGCAGTAGAGTAGGAGCCGGTCGTCACAATAACCGGCAAGTTTCCTGCGCTGCTCCTCCTCGGCGCATTCAGCACCTTGAGTTGCGTGGCGCTGTTGAACTGCGTCGTCTGCGGCACGCCGTTGACGCTGACCACAGACTGCGGCGTGAAGCCGGTGCCGTTAACCGTGAGCGGCCCTGAGCCGCCAACTCCTACCTGCGTTGCCGGTACGAGGCCGGTGATGGTGGCGTTCACCGCAGGAGCAGCCGCCGTGGCGTGACTGCCGTTCGGCGTAGCAGTGTAATTGCCCATGACGGTGATCGACTGCCCGCCGGGATCGGTGTCGATCACGACTGAGCCGGTCGCCTCGGCGGCCGGGCCTGAGACCGGCGTGGCGATCGCGGTCGGTGCGACCGGGACGCCAGCGCCGATCTGCGCGAGACCGTCGGCGGACGGCGCGGAGCCGGGGCTGACACAGGAGATGTTGGTCGGCGGCGTAGGATTGGCGACGGTGACGGTAGCTTCACTCTGGGCCATGCTGCCCTCCTCTGGTTACTTCCATCCAAAGCGGTCGAGAACGTACTTGTTGAACGCGGCCAGTTCACCCATCTGGCCGACGTTCTCCTGATAGCGTGATACATCATCGAC